TCGGTCTGGATTTGCTCAAGTTTGATTTCCTCAACCCGCGCCTGTGCAATCAACCCGCGCTCAGCCAGCGCCAACTCGCGCTCCTTTTGCGCTGCGACCAAAGCAAGTTCGTGCTTCTTGTCTTGCTTGTCCTGCATCATCCCGAGGATTTTGGGCAGACCGCCCGCAAGGAATGAAAGAAAGGTGCTAATCATTGTCATCATTTGTTGCGCTCCTCCATCAACTTGACGCGCACCTGAAGGTCGTGGATGTCCTCCATGATGTCATCCTTCATGTCCTGCCTACGGGCTGCGCTAACCGGGCTGTCTGTCGGCACGCCCTCTGATGTAATGAGCGCGGGCATCTTCGACTCAATCGAAAGCAGACGATTATTGAACGATGCAATCTCAGTGAGCAGCCAACCCACTGCGGCCAGCAGTACCGGAAAGAGCATATCGATCACTTTTTGCATATTCACTTGTCGGCCTTTTTATTTATCAGATCCCAGGCGGATTTCATCTTGTCTTCAAGAACCGCCACCCGTAGGTCAAGTTTTGATAAGACAATAATCAGCGTGATGAGTGCAAGAATGACGGGCCACGCTCTAGTAAACATCTCGAATATGTCCATAGTGCCCCCTACTTTTTACTGTTTGCAATCTTCTCTTTGATAGTCAGAGAATGAGAGATGATTGCAAACAATCCGACGATAATGGCCGTAACGCCAGCAATAAAAGTAACGATCTCATTCGCGCTTGAAAACCAACTGGTGCCCGCTGCTGCAATCGAAACGCCTGCGGCAATATCCGCGCCTCTGTTCGTGTTCATCATGGCGGCACTCCCCCTCCACCCAGTCTCGTAATCGTTACCGGCACGTCCGCCGTTGCGGTCAGCGGTGTGCCACCTGTCGAATCTGTAACCGTGCAGCGGTAGATACCCGAGACAAACTCATCTTCGTTAAGCGTGGCGCTGAATGTCGTGGTTGCCGCGCTGGCGCTTGTGATCGTAAAACTGTCGCCAGAGACAAACGTCCAGGCGTAGGTGTACGGGGCCGTTCCACCCGAGGGCGTCACAGTTGTAGATGCCGTTGTCAGCGTTGCGGCTGTGCCGGTCTTGCTCAATGTGCTGGGCGAGGCGCTCGCGGTCATTGCAATGCGCGTGATCTCTACCGAGACGATTGCGGTTTTCGTGGCTGCTACCGCATCGGTCACCGTGCAAGTAAATACGGCGCTATAGGTCGAGCCGCTCGCAAGGCTTGAGCCGGTAAAGGTGGTCGTGGCAGAGGAAGCAGAGTCCGCCGCAATTGATGTCGAGCCGCTAGTGCGAACCCATGAGTAGGTATAGCCTGGCGTGCCCCCCGCAGCCGTGACAGTCACAGAGGCCGTGGTAATCGACGTGCCGGTGTCTGTCTTGCTGACAGACGATGGGGCGACGGTAGCGGTCAGCGAGCCGGGGAGAGAGTCGGCCGCAGCGGCTACGCCATTGGTTGCTGGCTCGGTGGTTGAGGTGTTGCCAGCGTCCGTCCGCACGCGCACCCAGTAGTACCGGGTCGTTGTGTCGTTCTTCGGGATGAACACCGACGTTGCCACGCCCGACCAAATGCGGACAGCCGATGAGAATGGCGTAATCGAGGTGTGCTCGTAGACTTCATAAACCGAGCCGGTAGGCAGTACAGCCGGGGCCGTCCACGAAAGGTTGAAGCCGCTTGCCAAGTTCTTGGCCGTGAGGCCAGAGGGCGGGGCTGGGATATATGTCGATGGCACCGGAGTGCTGACAGACGTCGGGGTTTCGTAATCGCCCACAACCGGATCGCTCCAGTCGCTCGAGTCTTCCTCGCGCACGACCAACTCAACGAACCCAGCCGGGTTGAACTGCCACGATTCGCAGCGGACGTACTTGTTAGTCCAGCCGAGTTCGGCAATCGTGATCTGCCCGACATCGAACGGGCGAATCTTGTAGGCCGACATTCCCGCGCGGATCGTCGCTACAGTGCCATTGCGGCTGCGGCGCGACAGCAGGATCGCATGACGCTGCGCCTCGTACTCGTTGGTGCAGGCTGCGAAGTCAACATCTAGCCATGCCTGCTCGCCGTCGGCGCTCACGTATGACGTGTTAATAACCGGCTGGAATTCCATCTCCTGCCAGTTCTTGTCGCCGTTTATAAACTTACCGCGCACCGAGTTATATCGCTCGTTATACGCAAACGCCGTCGTCACGCTCAGTCCGTTGTCCACCAAGTCCGACTCATCGAGCGTGAACGATGACGACTGCCACGCGCCAGCAAACATCCGCCACAGACCGCCAGAGTAGTAACACACGCCCGACATTGCGTCGGCTAGTTTGCTGATGTTGTCCTCGAAGCGATCCGTTGCACTCAAGATAACGTTGCACGTATACCGTTTCTGCGTAGCCGGGCCGGGTATGTTTACGAGTTCGTCGCAGATGTCCGCAGCGTCAGCGACCAGCACCCAATCGATGCGGTCTGTATCCTCGCCAAGCCCGAGCCGTGTAGAAATCAGATAGTCGGCAAGGCAGAGCGCAGGGTTAGACGAATAGGTAAACGTGGACGGATCATCAAGACGCTGCGAGCCAACGCCGCCCGGCTGCGTGGAATCCAGACGCGGGTCATAGACTCGCTTGCCTTCCACGAGCGCGGTCACTTCCGGCTTGCCGGTCTTGTACACCGTCTCATCAAATTGGTACGTCAGCGCAAGATAACCAACCTCGCGGCCACGATGGCCCGAAGTCCACTCGGTGAATGCCGTATTGAGTTTGTAGTCTGCGGTCTGCTCGTTGGTGCCGCGATACGCGCGCACCCATGCTTTATTGCTCCACGCGCCGCTCGTAACCTTTCCATCGTCATCCGATCCGGTGATCGCCGTGATGGTGCCGATGGCCGTGCGATTGAAATAGATTTGGCCGATGCTGTTAAGTTCGTGTCCAGACAGCGCAAGGGCTTGATGCAGGAATTCGTTATTCGTGCCCGATACCAGCGGCGGAATGACGTTCATTCCGGAAATGAGCATTTCGCCATAGATAATGCGGCGACTTTCAACCGTGCCGGAATACTCAACATCCTGTTTTGGCATTGCTGTACGCAGACGTGGCGTCAATGCCTTGCTGATTGCCGTAGTCGCTGCGAGCGTCAGAACTGTTTTGATTACGGTAGCGGCCACTTTGTTGGCGCTGAACCAAAGCGCGACGCCTTTCGCCGCCGTCATAATTGCTGCGCCCATTACCAGACCCCCATAACCGAAGCCTTCGGCAATGTCACCGGGCCATTCTGCCCAAGCGCAGCGACAGCGCGGCCCGTGCAGATGCCGAGCATCTCACGCCCTTCGTTCTCTACCAGCACGACATCGCCGCGCATTGGCCGAGTGCGCCGCATCTCGCCGAGGTACTCGCAGACCGCAGGGCCAATGCCGCCTTGCGCTTCGATGTACTCAAGCGCGCTTGCCTCGTCGTGATAACGCGCGGCGAGTGCTTCGGCGTGCTGCGTGTCGTGCATCGCATCGTGGACACGCGCGGCAAAGAGGCAGCAGTCATCCACGCCCCACGAAAACGCGCGGCCCTCGTGCGCCTCGATGGTTTCCCACATTTTATCGAGCCAGTCTGCGCGTTTCATTTTTTCGCCGGTTGTCCGCCAGTGCCGCGCCCGCTGCCGTCGGTGCCTGGGAATCCGCCGCCATAGGCCGCGTCACGATTGCCCCACTGAGACACAAAGCCGGGAATCGCATAGGTGAGGTCGAAGAACTGATCACCGGGGAAGATCACCTGTTGATCTTCGTCCGTGTACCGCCCGATGCGCGGCTCACGCCGCAGGCGGTACTCACACGTCAACTTGATCTCTGCCACGTTCTTGGCAATGTTGAGCGACATTTGATTCATGCGCCCTTCCCAGACGACTTCCGGAGTGTCTACGAATGTCCTGTCTGTCTCGTTCAAGAATCCCAAGTAAATGACGACCGCGCGATTCTGGTAGTTCTCGGTCATCGTGGTGGACACAAGCGAGGCATCAACACCTGAAAGCGTTAGGGTTATAGCACGCGCGATAACCTCAATGCTTTCGTCAACAATGTCGATCCCGCCAAACTGACCGATCCCGTAGAAGGTTTCGGCTGCGGCCTCAAGCGAAATGTTCTCGGGCACTTCCGTTTGCAGATTGTCGCCGTCTTCCATGCGGAGCAGTCCGGCAAAGGTGATCTCCCCGACTCCATCGTGGACGCGGACGATGCCGGAGCCGAAATCCAGTTCGGCAAGCACCACCATGCAGACCGATGCTTTTTCGGCCTCTGCGGCATTGTCGCCGCTGACTATTCTGCTCACGCAATGTCCTCGATCAGTGACATCTCAACGTCGCTGATGATGCCGGGGCGGGTCGCCCACGAGACCCGCTCATCTGCAAGCATAAACCGCCCCATGGGGTTACGGAAAACCACCGGAGCATTGTCAGCCGGGGAGGTTCGCAGCGTCGGCTCAAACATGAGGTAGCCCTGTCCCGATCCGTTAGAGTTAAGGTCAGCCGTCAGCCGCTTGAGTTCGCCATTGATCTCGACCCAATCGCCCGCCAGTGCAAGCCCGTTGGTCGAAACAGGCAGACCGTCGATGTTCAGCCCTCCGCCCACTTGGCTAGCGCCATTGACTAACCCGCACCGGGCGACCGACCCATAGGTCAGAAACTGGAAGTCGTTAGCCGCGCGTCCCGATATGTAGTCGTAAAACGAAACGTGGGACGACGTGCCGGACGCGGTGAAGGTTTCGACGTACTTGCCCGCCGCAGTCCGCAGCGTGCCAGAGAGCAGCCCGGACGCGCCCTGCGACGTGCCAGCCATAGCCGCCGCGCGCACGTTGCCCTTGCCAGCGCCGAGCACGAAGCGCACGGCATACGGGGCGGAAGTTACCGTGGTGAGGGCGGATTGGTAGGCGTAGCGGTCACCAGTCACGCCCGTGCGGGTAAGCCGCAGCCCGAAGTGTGAGTCCGCCGACAGCGCCAACTCGGCATCGCTCGAGGCCCACCCGGTCGTGTTGGTCACGGCGGCATTGTTGGTCAGCAGTTCGGCATTGCTGAATGAGCCAGCAAACGCGCCAGCCGGGTCGGAGAGGTGCAGCCGGTTGGCCCGACCGCGCAGCGCGGCAATGAGGGACAGCAACCGCCGACGCTTGGCGGCAGAGGGCGCGCGGAAGATCAGCCGACACGACCAGCGATTACCGGGCCGTGAGTACGTCCGCGTGGAGCCGGAGAGGGCCGAGGAAAAAACCGCCGTGTTGTCGATCAGCGACCACTCGACATCCGAGGCCACAAGATCGGGAGGCAATACATAGTCGGTCATCGTCCCACCCCATAGCGCCGGTCAAGTTCTTCAAAGATGCGGCGGTTGTTCTCTTGCAGTATGCCCGGCAGTGCCGATTGCAGATCGGCCGTCGCGCCTCGTGCGTCGATATTGTACACCGGGGCGACCGTCATACCGCCGCCCATCAAGGCGTTATTCGGCACGATGCCACCCGATGAGCCAGGCACGAACAACTCGGGGCCACGCTCGCCGACGATATACGGACGGTTAGCGGACACCGGGCCGCCAGTTGCTTTTTTCTCTAGCGCGCCATACATCTGGCCGAAGATACCGGCTGTTCCTTTGAAAGGGCTTAAAAACGCCAGCAGCAATTGCTGCGCGAGAAGTTGCGCGACCATCTGCCGAATCATATCGACAAAGCCTTTAAGCATTCCGCGCAGTCCGTCTTGGAATGGATCGAACAAGAAAGCCGCGAAAGATTGCTGCATCTGGCGTGCGGCTTCTTCGGCAAACACAGTCAACTTTGATACGCCTTCCTCGGCGCTATCAAATATCGTTTCGCCAAGTTCGCCGCCTCTTTCTAATTCTTCGGCAAACTTATCGCGCATATCAATAATGCCTTGCTCAATATCGCTTTCAATTTCTGAAATATACTTTCCGGCATCATCAACGCCATACAGAGCGCGCAGCGCATTCGGGATTGTTTCTGCCTTAGTGCCAGCGGCAGCACTTGGGCCAGCCTTTGCAACTGCTGCTGTTGCTGCGCCCGGAATCTTTCCGCCAGCAACTGAACCCTGCACCATTTCAGAAACAAGCGCGGCGCTCGCTGCTGCGCCGCTTCCTCCCATGACGCTCGCTAGAAACTTCAAGATTGTATCTGGGCTTTTTACAAAACTTGAACGGCTAATCGCCGTGATATTTTCTATTACTCTGGCAGTTACTTCTACAACTTTTGAAAATCCAGTTATTAGCGCACTAGTTAAAGTCTGCACAGAGGAAACGATTGTTGGGTCTTTCAAAGCCATGTTTAGTTTTTCGATGGCCTTGCGTCCCTCCTCTGTCCCCTCTGCCGCTTTCGTTAACTTGCCAAATGCGCTAACAAGTACCGACCCGGTTAGAAACCCAAAGGCAAAATTTACCGCCTTCGCCGTCACCTTCGCGGTACGCTCGAGCGTCTTCATGCTTCGCATCGCCGAATTGATCGCGGCTTGCGTGCGATCAACTGCGGTGATTGTTACTTGTGCTTGCGCCATGATCGCTCCTGGTCGTCCGCTTCCATCTTGCAAGCGGCTAGAAGGTGATAAAAGTCGGCCTCTGTCATGCTGAAAATCTGTTCTGGAAGGACGGACAACCGGAGGGAAAGGGCATACACCGCCCTAAGTTGTCCGTCCTCCATCATTTTTTTTCGGCATCCTCCACGCTTTGCGGCGTGTCGTTCATCGCAGAAACGATCTTGGCGATCACCTCGGGGTCGTAGTTATTCAGCAGTTCGATTCGCTCGGCCTTGCTGAACACCCGCCGACCCTCGACATCTCGCGCTCGGACAATAAGCGTTGTCGCCATTGCCTCAAGATCGAGCACCGTGGCATCGCCTTGCTGCTTTGCGAGCAGGAAAATCTCCCGCCGCTCGGCCAAGGTCATGTCGGGCCAGTAGTAAATCGTGGTGTTCCATTCTGGAACCACGATAGGGATCAGAGTCTCCGGCGTACGCCGGTCGGCAAACTGTGATTTTGCCTGCTCTTTCCAGTTCATAAACCCTCGCTATTATGACGTCGCCGCCGTGAGTGCGCCGTTTCCGATGAAGTTAAAGGTAATCTCTGTGATCGCACCGCGCTGGACATTGCGCGTGATTTCGGTCACGAGCGCATTGCCGCTGTAGCGGGTAGCGCCAGAGCCGACACCTTCTGGGGCCAGCACGACAGACACGTTAGAGCCGGGAGTCAGCGAGACCTGTCCGGTCGTGTCGGTCTCATCCCAGAATGCTGTGATGGTGCCGTTCCACGACTTGATCGCGGTCACGTTGTACGTTTTGTCGAGATCCGACAACGTGGTGTCTTCGGCGTACTCCGCCGTTTGCGTGAATGAAAATGATGTGACCTCCGCGACCGTGTTGGTCGAGACGCGCACCAATCCCTCTGAACCATGATGATTTGCCATAACTCCTCCTAACTAATAATAGTGCCCGCGTCGGTTTCTGCCGTGCGGTACACAACCCGAAACTGCATACGTGCCGACCCAATCGGGGCATCCCCGCTGAAGTCGAGCGATATCTGCGTGTCGATTAACACGCAATCTTTCACCGCTGCGCCAAGCGTATTGTCCGCACCGATGGCGTTCTCTACGCTTTCGCACAGTCTATCGAGCCGGTCGTCCAAATAGTCCGCATCTCGCGCAACGCACTCAATGACGACATTTAGTTCTCGGTCGAACTTTCTGGGATACGTGAGCGTCGTCTGCGAGACGGTTTCGGTGTTGGTGTATACCAGCGCCATCGAAACCGTATCGGCTGGGATCGGATAGACACGAGACTTACTTACCGTGTCGGCTACTGCCGCATTCGTCAGAATCGTGACGATGCTATCTCTGATCGTTTTGCGTGCGTGCGCCATTATGGGTTGCCCGTCTCAAGTAGGATAAAGCCGCCGTTTTCTTGCAGCATATTCGTGCCGTCTTGCAGCAGCAGATTGTTTTCTTCTGGTGCCTCAAGTCCGGTCGTCACCTCAAGCGTGAGCACCGTTACGCCAGTGCCGTCTGCCTTGAAGTTGCGAACGATGTACTTGTCACAGTCAATAAAAAGCAGATCGCCGAGTGCAGGCTTGCAGGGTAGCGCAGCCGTGGGGATCGTAAAGATCGGCACGCTGCTGCTGAATCCTGCCTCCGCCACATCGACGATCTGGTAAGCGTTGTCGAATATGCCGACGATGCTAAACCGTGCGCCCTTGTTCTTGTAGATGGCCGCCACGCCCCAATCGGCTGCGGCAAACATCGAGCGCCTGTCGAAGTCGCTCTCGAAAGTCACGCTGGCGCGCTCAAGTCTGTAGTGGCCTCAAGTACCAGCACGGTCACGCCAGTGCCGTCCGGCTGTATTTCGCGAACCGTGTAAATGTCCTGCCCGTCGATGATCTTGTCGCCCTCCGCCGAGTCTTTCGGCATTGATGCGCTCGGGATCGTAAGCGTCATGCGCTCCGATGCGAACTCCGGCTCGGCTACTGCGACAGCCTGGTATGGCGAGTCAAGAATACCGCGCACGTTAAACCGCGTCTTTCCGCGTCGGTAGATAAGGTCGGTTGCAGCGTCCGAAAAGAACGCTCTGGTATCTGAACTGCTATATACCGCCATATCTCACCGCCCACATTTCGCTCGTTGCGGTTGGCCCTAGCCGCGATACGTCGCCAGAGAATATCGACCTAAAGAGCCGATCCCACTCGTGATACGGTCTCGCAGACGGGTGAAGATTCACGCCGTCCCAATACGTCGGATAGTCCGCCGCAGCAATCACTATCGTTCCACGACACACGCGCTCAAGTTCTTTCAAGCCGGGAATTATATCCGGCTCAAGAACGTGCTCGATCACGTCAATACACGTGACGACATCAAATGACTGATCCTTAAACGGCAGTGCAGTTATGACTGCATTGTGTACACCATCGCCGCACAATTCCGGCACGGCTTCAGTGCCCATCGCATCGAATCCCATCTTGCGCGCTGCGGTCAGTAGTTCGCCGCGCCCGCAACTGACATCAAGAAGAGAACCAGACAACTTATCCAGCACCGCAACAACCGGGAAAAGCCGATCGTCTGCCATGCCATAGTGCGAGTATTTTTTATAAACCTCGCGATATTTCTCAATCTCTTTTTGGCGGGCGTCCACGTTTCTTTTCCGGTGAGAATACTTCGGTTAAAAAGTCTTGACGAACATACTGCACGGCCATCTGCCGCCCAATGAGCCATCGCCCAAAGCCATCATCGACATCTACCACACGACCTCGCTCTAGAGTTTGGCCGTTGTAAAGTCTTGACCGGATCA